CAGCAGCCCGCCGCGTAATCCAGTTGAAGCCACCGGATCGGCGATACAGCAGGTACGCCGCCGTGACGTAAAAGCCGTGTGAAGGAATTGCGAGGTTCGTGTTCTCGCCTCGCACGTAGTCGCGCGAGATGTCCACGAGCATTTCGTACTTGACGCCAGCACGCACAACGTCACTCGACGGGGTGCCGACTGCGGCGGTGTGGTCGCCAGTGGCGCGGATCGTGGTGTTGGACGGGCGGGTTGTGGTCAACTCAGTGCCGTCGTTCTTCACGATGCAGTCGTAGTCGCCATCGGTCATCGTCACGCCGTACGGGTCTTTCAGCGTCCAAGTCGTATGGTTGCCACCACCGTCGTAGACGCCATCGACGGACGAATCAATGCTGATCGACCGATCCAGCCTGCGCGGGAAGTCGCCCGAGTCGTAGATGGTTGACTTGCCAAGGCTGGTGATGTCAGGCTCGAACCGCAGGTATTCCTGCGTGTAGCCACCAAGGGCGTTCTCGCAGACGATGTGAAGGCCGCTGGTGAGCAGGGCCATGTCCACAACTTCGCTCTTGAACACGTACTTGGTCCACGCCGCCTGCTGCAATTGGTTGTTCGGCGAGCGGGTATACCGCCACACAAACACCGTCTTCTTTTCCTGCTCGTTCAGCACGGCCAGCAAGTTCTGCGACGGGACCGTGGCCATGCGCCGAATGTTGTCCTCGAAGAACAGTGGCACCTGCTCGGTCACGTTGTACGGGGTGTTGAACCCGCGCCCGTCGTCGTAGGCGTACTCAAGGATGCCGCTAGCAATGCGGGTTGATCCATTCGTGGGGCTGTGCTGTCGCACCGGCACGTACAGCCGCGAGTCCATGCCCACCGGATCGACGTTGAGCAATTCGTTGTTGAAGGCTTCCTCGATCTGCACGGAAGATGGGGTCCACGCTCCATCGGCAAATGCCTCGAACGCGCGAGCGGCGTTGGTCGTGATGAATAGTGCGCTTCGGATCGGCTCAATCGCCCAGATTGTCGCCACCGACCGGCCCGGAATTGGCTTCTCGATGCGGTCGCTGTCAGCAACAACCGTGTCATCCACAAGGTAGAAGTTGTAGTAGTTGCCAGCCTCGCTCTGCACCATGTATTCGCCCGCGCCGAACGTCAGCCGCCCCTCGTGGACGTTGATTGCGGTGATGGGGCGGGCCAACTGGAACGCTTCGGGCGCCTCGTTGGTCACTTCGTCGCCAGCGTCGCGCACAGTCCACGCCACCTGAGCAATCGAGAACGCTGCTGGGGTAGTCCCGTCGCCCGTGTAGGACGTGCGGGTCATCAGCACGGGCATCTTCGCTGGGTCGGGCTGGTACTGGGGCTGCGACGGGGCTGGCTTGCGGGTCCAGCGGGAAGTGATCGCCAGCCGAACCGTGGTGCCGGTGCCCGCGCCGGGGTCGTTGACGATGCTGGACGCGGAGCCGCTAGAGAACGGGCGGCTGGTGTCGCTGGTGATGGACAAGTCGCTGCCGCCAGCCGTGCCGACAAGCGACTGATACATGATAATCGCGCTGTCTGGGCCTTGCCACGGCGAGGTAATGCGGAACGCGCCGTAGCCCGCTGAGTTAGGCACCCAGCCAACCGTTGCGTCAGTCTCGCCAAGGTCGCGGAAAGCCTGTGTCCACTCGGATGCAACGTCGTCCATGTCCTCGATGTCGCCGCTGGCGATAAGGCTTGCGAACGAGCGGGACAATTCGTACTCGCGACCGATGCCATCGAATGACACGCTGCCGGTGGTTGCCGCCATCGCGCAACTTGTTCCGGGCGCGTACGAGGTTCCGTTCGCGTCAGTGACGGTGATTTGGTTGTTGCTGTCCTTGGACACGACCGTAACCATGCCAGAGGTCGCCCCGCCTCCGAACGTGAAACCCGTTCCTGCGGTGATGCGAATTTGGTCGCCAGCCTGAAACGCGTAGGACGTAAATGGACCCCCGGTCTTGCTCAGGGTCCACGTATTGCCAGAGACAAAGGTTGCATCTAGGCCCGTGTTGCTGAGGTTCTGGCGACGGAACCAGACGCGGAAACTCTTGGGGTCGCTGCTGCCATTGTCCCAGTCCCCGCCCCGCAACTTCGCCCAGCCAGTCCAAGTCGGGGGCGTGTTGGTGTAGGTGGCGAAGGTCTTGGTGCCGATGTCGTACTGGTAATAGCCAGCGTCAAGGTCTATGCCGTCCAGCAGCGCGCGGTGATACGTGCTGTTGAGCGGGCCACTCGCCACCATCACGTCAGCGTTCTTGTACGTCCGCTCAAGCGTGTAGGCCGGGCTAGTCAGAAGCCCGGTGGCAACCTTCGTGTTGACGATGAACGTGCCATCGGCAACGGTGAGGAATCGCAGATCGGCGGGTGTCGCGCCGCCCGAGGAGAGATAGGTTTCTACGCCGGTCCCGTACGTCACAAGCGACGGAGGCCCGCCTTCTTCCAACGGCCACACCCGCATCTGCGAGTCTTGGTCCCAGCCGTAGAACACAAGGTACTGCTCGGTCGCACTGCGACGGATCGGGTGAACGCGGTAGTTGCCGCCAGCGTTGAGGGTCACAGACGGGCCACCGCTTGACTTGACAAGCCCGGTGATTGAACGGGTCAGCACCGTGCCCGAACGCTTGCGGCACCCGTCGAACGTGTCGAAGTCCGCGTTCTTGGCGTCCTCGACCGTGCCGGGGAATCGAATCGCTGCCGGTTGCTGGGAGATGCCACCGGAAAGCGTTGGCCGCGCGACAATCGCGGATGCTCTCGTCGCCAGATCGAATTGCGTCATTGCAGATTAGGCTGGGACGGAATCAGCGGTTGGTTCTGCGGGGCGGGAGGCGACATCGGAGAACGCTTGGCCGACAATTCGTTGACCGCACGAACCTGCTGGTACGCGGCGTCAACGCGGGTGTCGCGGCTGGTCACGCTCTGGAACTCAATCAGTGCGTTGTTCATGCACAGCGATTGCAGGTTGGGGTCGCGGATGTTGTTCACTTCCTCGTCCTCAACCACGGCAAACTGATACGTCCCGTCTGGGAACGTGGTGGTGCTGCCCTCGGCGTTGTAGATCAGAGCCGTGCCGTTCTGCAAGTACCAGTTGCGCCGTTCGTCGCGCCCGATAGGACGGGCGAAGATGGCGTTGGTTGGGGCGGTGATGGTGTTGGGGGCACCAGAAACGGTGACGGCAAACACTCGGCTCGTCTGCCGCCATTCGCGGGCGAGCGTGTCGCGTGTCGCCATGTCAAGGTAGTTCTCGGCCTGCCCCGCGTCGGACGTGCCGTAGGTCTTGCTGGGCCACGATCCGCTTGAATCAAGAGCCGACACAGGCAGGTGCCCGCACGCGCGCAGCATCTTGTTCACCAGTTGGAGTTTGGTGTGAAACGCCATTAGACAGTCTCCACAAAGATTTCAAGGCACCACGCGATTGCGTTGGTCGAACCGGATGGCCACGTAATCGCGAACGTCACGGCCTGCCCGTTGGTCAGGACGAGGCCAAGCGTGTTGCCATAGGGCGAGTTGCTGTTGAAGTAGGGCGTTGCCAGAGTTGTCGGCGAACCCGGTGCGTCGCAGCCCGTGCCGTACACGGTGAAACCGGCTGCGGTCGTCGGTTCAAGTTGCCCGAGCGTTGCCGCCGTTCCCAACGTCGCGGGCGTGGTGCCGCGCTGAATCGTGATCGTGCCCTTCTTGTCGTCGGGCTTTGCGTTGTCGGTCGTAAGGCTGTAACTACCGACCGAGATAACAGTCTGTGCATCGTCACACACCACGGCAACGCGCTGCGTACCGCCACTGCTTAGGATTGATCCCGAAAGCGGGACTCGAATCATTCTTCGTGCCATGATTGCTCCTTACCACGGCAGAGTGATAATGCCACCGCTGCCCATGTTGTTTCCGCCTGTGACGCCGCTAGAGGACGACGTGTCGTCCCCCGGAGGGCCTTGGTTGTTGCCGCCGCCAACACCGCCGCCGGGCGGGTCTTCTGTGTCGTCGAGTGGTGGACCGCCCTCGTTGGGGCCTTCTGGCTTTTCCGTGATGTCGCCCGGTGGTGGACCGCCGACGTTCGGGCCGCTACTTCCACCGCCGCCTCCGCTGCCGTCAGTCCTTCGATACACAACCTGAGAGACATCGAGCGTGGCAAAAGTCCCAGACGGCGCGCTCCAATCTGGCACCGTGCCGGGGATGAGGAACACGCTTGACTCTTCGTCTTCGCAACACTCCTGCGAATCGGGGTCGTACGTGTCAATGGTGATTGGATGAACCTCGGCACACTCAACAGCCGGGTTCTCTTGGGCCGCAATGCCCGCGTAGTAGTCGCACAGGAAGTCGAACGTGTCGGGCCGCGTCAACTCGAAGCCCGTGTAGGGCGAGATGACAAAGCCACGGTCGATGAGTTCTTGGGCCTCGGCAATCGTGAAGTCAGAGTCGCCGAATCGCGGGCAAACGTGTAGTTCGGTTCCCTGTGACGCCGTGATGTTGTTGGGCTTGTAGAAGGTCTTGTAGTTGGGCCACACCACCATGTAGGGCCGCTCGAACGGTTCGGGATAGCGAACCAGCAGGCCCGAAGGCGGTGCCGCAAACGACACGGGCCACAACTCCCCGCCCGTCTTCCAACCCGCGTCTTCAAGTGCCGCAAGGATCGGCTTGCGTGCAACCCCGTCTGCGGCGGTCGCCTCGCTTGCGTCGATCCAGGTGAACGTGAATCCGAGTTCCTTGAGCGGGGCAATCGCGTTCACGAAGAACGCCGGGCTTGGCACAACATCCGCCGTGGTGTCAATCGAAGACTGATCCTCGGGCAGCGTGTTGTGCATGATGCCCTGATAGATTGCATACTCGCGTCCTTCGGTCTTGAAGTCTGCGAAGTTATTGGCAAACCAGTTGGCAATCTGCGGGTAGTGATTGGTCCAGACGTACCACGTTGCAGCCGGGGCGTTCTCGCCAACCTTGAATCCAACGGGGTAGTTGACGCAAATGGTCGTCGCGCTCAGCCGCGTGGCCAACGCTTCCACGGCGGGCCACGCCGCCTCTGGCGTTGGCAGCACGTCGCCGCGAAGCCCGCCAGGATTCGTTGTCGAGTAGTTGTCGCCGCTGCCCCACTGCCAATGCAGATGCGGGCGACGGCGCGGCTTGAACGGGGCGGGCATTAGCGTCGCTCCGCGTCGTATCCGTTCCAGAACAGGCTTGTGGCGTTGTCGTGTGCCCCGACGATGTACCAGCCTTCGGGAGCAAGGGCGTTGCTGTTTGCCAGCGTGTCAACCGGCTTGCTCTGCATGTCGCGAACCTGCGCCTCTGCCATCGAACGCTTGGCCTGCGCGTCGAGTTTGCCGTACATGCCAGCCAGTTCCGGCGAGGTTGAGGACCGCTGGGCCGCAAACTCCGCAGCCGCGATGTCCACCACGGCGCGGCGAACGTGCATCGGCAGGCACTCTGGCTTGTAGAGCAGGCTCACGCGGACGCGCGTGGTGTTGGTGAACACGTCGGTCTGGTTCTGGCGGTCGTACAGGAACTCGCCGACCTGCACCAGTTCAAGGTGGCTGCTGGTGTTGTCGCTTTCGATGAACAGGGTGCCAGCCGGAACCGCCAGTTTGCCGTTCACGTCGGGCGTGATTTCTTGATTGAGCCGATCCGAGAACGCCCAGCGATGGGCCTGCTGGACTTCGCGGGAGACTTGATCCAGAATCTCCTCGGCAGTACCCAGTTCCGAGCGGGTGCCCGTGTCAAGGCCGGGCGACGGA